CCTTTTAGTATTTCTTTTGTGACAGGAATTAAGTGATACACACCATCATTTAAAATTATAAGTTCCATTATCTTTTAAAATGTCTTGTTCGCCATTTATTACAAACATAAGTATCTCTAACTCCTTGAGTCCTATAAATACCACAAAACATTCTTTTTTGAGAAAACATACCACATGAACCACATGAACCTCTACCTGTTGATGGTCTATAATCCTCAGGCATTTGATAAGGTATAAACTCTCCATTAGGATAGAACATTGACCTTTTGTTCATCTGCCCTGTCCTCTGTATTTTTTTGCTCCACCCATTCTTCGTTTTGCTTTATTCATAGTTGAAGTGTTTGGTCGTCTGCCAATGGAAGTACCTTTATGTGTTTTTTCATAGACAACTACCTTGCCATAAAGATTACCTTTTTTCTTTGCCATTCAAATCTTTTACTTCTTCAGCTTTAGCTTCTATAATTAATGGTAAAGGCTCAGTAGTATTTGTAGTATGAACTTTATCTACCATGTTCAAGTAATTCTTAGATAGCCATATCAAAAGCTTATCATTACCTTTCATAGCTTTTTCGTACATTCTTTTTCTTAAACTAGCTTTGCCTTTGTTTTTATTAACCTCTAATAAATCGGCAAATCTTCTCTGTAATGTTCTTGCTGATATTCCTACAATGCTACCTATTTCTTCTTGTGTGCATCCTATTTGACTTAAATTTGCTAATACTTTTTCATCAATAGACTTTTGTGGTCTGCCCATTTGTTTCTTCTTTTCTGCCTTATTTATGTCGGATTTCATAGTCCTATATCTCTATCTTTTTTAATTCCTTAATGCAACCAATAGGAAAGACATTTCTATCACTAAAACTTTCTTCGTTCTCATCATAACTAGAAAATGTTTTTAAATGTTTCTTATCTTTAGAATAAAGATAACCTGTTGTAGTCATTAAAGCTGGTTTCATAATGTCAAACTCTTTAGATGTAGCATGACCTGAGTCTCCTAATATATCCCACCACTTAATCTCGTAAAAATAAAACTTTTTTTTGTTTATTGAAATGTGTCTGAACTTTGACTTTTTTTTAACCATCTAATGTTTTCTATTGTTATTGGACTCAACTATTGCTCTGTAATATTCAAGCTGGGTTTTAAGCATTTTATTTTCTAATGACAACTTTATCAATCTTTTTCTAGCATATCGGAATATTCTAAGTATTGTTTTCATTGTATTCCTTTATAGGCTCATTTTTCCATTTATGCTTTTGGTACTTTTTGCCATCCTTTTCTAGTATTGTGTACTGACCCCATTCTCCAACAGACTTATAACCATTATTCACATCCTTGCTTGACCCTATACTAATATTAGTATTGGTATTAGTTATTTCTTTAGTAGTGCGTTCAGGGTGGTTTAAAGGTGGTTGCACATCCTCTAAGTATTGGTATTTATCATAATTTAAGCACTCAATTATACTTATTTTTCGACTAGGGTGGTTAAAGCTTGGTGCAAGATGGTGTATTCTGACATTAATCATCTTCCTATTCTTCAACCTCTTGATGAAAGTCCTCATCTCAGAATATGTTATACCCCAAATCTCAGCATTTTTTCTCAATGGAAATATCAACTCAGCTTTTTTAACAAATACCTTATTGTCTAAAAAGTTCAGGGTCTTATCTCTGTGAGTTGCCTGACTAATCATATATATCCATATTGCACATTGTTTTAGATTTTTAAATACAGGAGATTTCCAAATCTTTCTCCATACTAAAAAATACCCACTATTGCGTTCCATGTTTCTATCCTCTCTCTCATTTGTTTTTCTAATTGTTCTTCTGTACCATACTTTTTAATAAAAGCTTCTTTACCTAAATGTACTGATACTTTACCAAGACGATGGTGCATAGCACATAAGCCAAGAATCCTCGTGTGTGGTGGCCTCAGGCCGATTCCTGACCCATTTTTAAGAGACCTTATATGATGAATTTCGGCTGGTACTTGTTTTCCATCTTGCATACAGGCAACACAGCCATAATCAGCTACCTGTTGCATCCACTTTTTCTCTGCTACTGTTGGTCTTTTTTTTGCCATATTATAGCTGTTTTACCATAAGGTGTTTCTTTTCTTCTTCCACTATCTTCGATTAAGCCAAGAAGCTGTAATTCTCTGCATCTTGCACAAACACTTGATAATGGCATTTCCAACTCATCAGATATTTCATAATTTGTTGAAGCCTGAGTCTTAACATACTCATAAACTTGTTCTCTTTTTGTCAATTTATCTTTTTTATTTTCCCAAGCTGATTTACTTGTATCTGTAAAATTATGTGCTGGGTACTCTAACTCTAATTGTTTCATTGTAATCCACCTTTATTTTTTTTTCCTTTTTTAGTTTTTTGCAAAGATGCTACTTTTAAATATGTTGAATCAATTATTGCATTTAATTCATCTAAAGTATTTTCTTTTGTATATTTAACTTCAATATTTAATATTTCTTCAAAAGCATCTTTTATTATTTCTAAATGTTCTAAAGCTTTTTCTTTAGTTTCATAAATGTTGCCTTTATATGGTGGTAAGTTCATAACAATATTGCTCCTATTACAAAGCCAAGTATGAAGCCAACAATATATTCTCGGTTATAAAGCGACCACACACTCAGCTTTTCTTTTAGTTTATTAAAATGGTATTTCATCATCCAATAATTCATCAGCTTTTGCTACTTGTTGCATTGGCTGTGGAATTGCTTGTGCGATTGGTTTCATACCATCCACATTAGGTTGAGGTTTGTATGGTTTAATCATAATAAAACTCAAAACAAAGTTAGTGTCTCCTTTACTATACTTGTTAGGATTCTCATTATGTTCAGTTTTACCATACCAAACTGCTCTATAACCTTGAACATGATATTTTTGAACCTCAGGGGTTAAATACCACTCATTAACTTGTGATAATTTGTACTTTTTCTTTGTTAAGCTACAAGTAAATAAACTATCAGCACCAGCTTTAAATTCAAACTTAGGGCTTTTTTTACCGGTTGCATACATCTTCATACTTAAAGCACAAAAAGGTGTTTTTTGTTGTTGTTGATATGACATTAGTTGCTCCTCTGTTTATTATATTCCAAGTTTCTTTGCTTAAAATCTTCTTCTAAGCTATTGAGATATTTACAAGCTTTAAAGCCTTTTAGATACTTAGGCTTAATTTGAAATATCCTCATCTCCACATCCTTAACAGGTTCTTTTGGAATATTAATAACTGCTAAGAACTCTACTTTTAAATTGGTAGAATCTTCAACCAATTTTCTATAAGTATGAATTTGGATTGGCATATCAGGGTAAAAATCCTTAGATGTTTTAAAATCTAATATCCCAAAACTTCTTAAATTTTTCAAACATAGTTTTAAGTGGTTCTGAGTTTGGATTAATAACTTCTTTACCTAAAATATAATCTTCAGCTAAAGAGTGCATATTAGTTCCAATGTGCATAGCACTTTCTTTTATTTGTTTTACCCTGTATCTAAGTTCATCTTCAAATTGCTGAATCTCATCCACAGGTTTTTTATTATGTTTCATAAGCTGTTTCAAAGCTTCATAAACACAATTCTCACTCCAATACATTAATGCTCCCTTTCCAAATCTTTCTCCAATGATTGTAGTGACTCCTTTTTTCTTCAATCCATTTACAGTATATCTTGCTCCTCTACCTTTAGGATTGAACTCTATTTGGTTTCCATGCTTATCTTTACTCTTGATTATCATGTCCATTCCCTCTCTTTGTTAAAAATTTATAACCATTCTCAGTAATTGGCTGAACAAAGTAGTTTCTATCACACTTTAGAAATTCAGCTAATTTCAACTCATTCATAATACTTACAGCATTTACACCTTTTTCGTATTTTTGAATTTGTTGAAATGTGACAGAAATTGCTTTTGCAACTCTTGTCTGAGTATAGCCACGCATTAGTCTCATCTTCTTTAATTGCAATCCATAAATCTTTCTCAGAACTTTGTCATTTTGTTCTGCTGATACACCAAACATATTTAAGTTCGGTGGAATCAAATAACTTATTTCAGCAATCTTGTCTTGGTTTTTTATCATCATAAAAAGCCCATTCCTTTCTCTCTTTCTCTGTCAAAAGTTTCCATTGACCTTGCCAACAAGTCCGACAGAGTAATGACTCGTTAAAAAGGGTACTCCCTACAAACCATGCTAATTTATCAATTTTGGTATTGAAACACTTAGCACAGATGAAAGCTAGTTTTTTTATTTGTATTGATGGTCTAGGCATTAATCTCTCTTTTCTACTATTTTACCAACCTTACTTTTTCTTTTCATAACAAATCTTTGGTTATGATTATCAGTAAGATTTGGATGGTTTTGTAGCTGTTTGTAATTAATATTAAGACCCTTTTTTTTCAAAGCTTCTTCAACAGCTTTTTTAATTAAGTACATTGTGATTTCTCCCCTCTAAACATTTTCGGTACATATCTGTATATTGAGTCTCTGCTCTTGGAGACAATATCCAAAAATTTATATTACCAAAGAATGTCGTATTGTTTTTTGCAAGTTTCTCACACAAAATTTTATCATTTGAAATCTCACTTGCATTAGATGTTTCAAATTTAGATTTACCTTTTGTGTCAATTATCGGCTCAAATTTCGCACACGCATTTAAAAAAGTCACAGCGATTGCGATTAAAAGTATCTTTTTCATAACTATCTGTCCTTTCTCTCTAAAGTATGGCTGGATGGTATTTTATCTCGTGTATTCTCCAAGCCATTTGCTTCTTTTTGTTCCTCAACTTCTTTAGCTTTTCCAACAAGTCCTGTTCTCTCACTATTACCTTGTCGTACTTTGCCTGAAGCTTCGGTAATGCTTTTTCCATTATAAGCTTCTCCTATAAAGTCATTAACCTCTGTCACAAGTGTATTGGGGTGAAAAACCACCCCAAAATCTTTATACACCTTTTCTAGCAAATTAAATGACTTATTTCTAGTGTTAATTGATAAGATTAATTTTGGCATATTTACCTCTTATCATCGTATAAATCTAACCTGATTTTATACTTACTAGCTGTACCATGATTATATAATCTTTCTATATTGATTATAAAATCGTTCTTAGAAGCTTGATTTTTAAGCTTACTAGAATTGTTTTTTAGTCTTTTAAAAAAGATAGACCAATTAAAAGTCTTATCTTTTAGACAACTAATCATAGCATGAACAAAAGCCCTTTTTTTGTAATATTCAAAATACTCGCCACAAGCATTTATATTTTTAGCCCAAGTTTTACCTTGTTCTAAATTGTCAATTACAAAATGACCTTTTCTAAAGTCCTTTCTTGAAGTGGTGTTGCAATACCCCTTACCATTTAACATAGCAATACACTCTGTTATGCCAAACTCATAAGTTCTATGAAACCACTCTAAAAGTTGATAATCTTTTTTACCAAGTTTGCAGTAAGACATTAAGTATTCTGTCATATTCCATTTTCTATTTACAGAATTGACATTTCTTACATCTTGCAAATCAAACTGACTTTTGATGAAGTAAGTTATTGGATTACCAACAATCTTGTAAGCTTCTAATCTATGTTGCCCATCTAAGACATTTAGATTTTCATCAACAGCTATTGGCATCTCCAAGTCTTTTTCTTTGATTGATTCAACCAACTTTCTTACATGAAGTTCGTTGATTGCTCTATTACCTTTAAGTTTTCCAAACTTACTATAATCAGTAGTAGAGTATATTTTACTATTAGACATTATTTGTCTCCTTTTAGGTTATTGGTTAGTTTATTTTTTAAAGCCTGAAACTTATTATCTTCTTCTCTCTTTTTGATTTCAGATTTTAAAATGCTGATTTCAACTTTGGTATCAGCTTCAGATGGTTTTGCGACAGGCAACCCTGACCTGTCGAACCATCTACCATCCTCAGTAAAGCTGTAAGCCTTACCTGAGAATTTTTTATACTTAATAGAACCTTTGTATTCAGTTCCATCTTTTTGAATTAATCTAACTCCAAAAAGACCACCATAGATTCTATCAATCATTTTATATCTACCATCTAACCAATCTTTATCTTCTATCCATTTTTGGTTGTCGTAGATTTTTGGTAATTTATGAAACTGATATTCTGTTTCATAAAATCTGTTAGTTATGCTTATAGTTTTATTTTCCATTTGCTCTCTCCTTTAATCTGCTCTTGATGTCATGTAAGCTTTAAACCCAGCATCTCTAAAAATTTTAGCATATGCTGAAGCACCTTGTTCCTTACAATCCATTGATTGACCATTATGTTTAGCTGGATTACTTAAATATAATCCTTTTGGATAGTGTTTTCTAAAACCAAGTTCTTGAAGTTGTTTTCCAACTTTAGAGTTTGTTCTTACATCATAGATTACTACTCCAGCAAATCCACAATACATTGGCTCTCCATATTTATTGCCACCTGTATTTTTATTCCAATCTTCTAAAAACTTTTTTAATGCTTTTTTAGAAGCTTCTATACCTTGTTCGTGTAATGATACTATGTTCATTATGCTCTCTCCTTTGTTTTAAATGGGTAATTTTGTTTTTTTAACAAAACTACTTTTTTTGCAGTATTACTTGTTTTCTTTTCCCATATATATTTAGCAGTTTCAATAAGTTCAAAATCATCAAAACCACCAAATTTATTTTTAGGTAAAGATATTTTTACAGTTTTCAATTTACCCCAACCAACATTTTGTTTAGTAGGATAAATTTTAAAGTATATTTTATCTTCCATACTCTCTCCTTTTAGGTTATTTGTTTTTATATTAAACATAAGAAGATATAAGCATTATTAAAGTTGAATTACAACCCCTAAAATAATGTCTTAAAACCTAGCTTATTTAACATTTTATACAATTTATAAGAGAATATTTTAACATTTTGAGATTAAAAGCAAATCAGATACAAATGATTCGTTATGATTTTTAAAAGTTTTATGATAGAGAGAAATTAATGCGTAAGCAGTTAAAGTATATTTTTTTCATAACAAATACTTTTAGGTTATGTGTTGGGAACTTCCTCTCTCTAGTTCCCAGCACTCTAAACAGGAGTCTTTATGACTAAAGATGATAGAGGGAATTTAGACCTTACCAAACAAATAGAAATTAAAGAAAAAGAAACTCATGCTCTTAATGATGTTGTAATTAATTTAAAAAATATCATTGATAGTAAAGAAGCTGAGATGACAGCTATGGTAAATGCAAATGATAGTCATAGAAAATTAAATGGAGAACTAAGAAAAGAAATAGATGAATTAAAATCTGATAATAAAAAATTAGCAAAGCAAATAGAAGATTTAAAAAAAGAAGCTAAGGAGATGTTGCAATACCCATGATTATATTTGGACATCCAATACATCGTAAATATACAAAAACAGTTTATAGAATTGTTATAGCTGTAATATCTATAATTGTTTTTATATTATTAGTTGGCTGTTCTAAAATAGAATTTGACCCAACAACAGCATCGTTTAGATATATTTTATCACAGGAGTCTAAATGGAAACCATGAACTTAAATAGTAGAGAAGCTTATAAAAAAATGACAAAAGCTTCTAATGAGTGGTCTGAGTGGGCTGAAAAATCTATTGTACTTGATGAATCAAGAAAAGCTATGTTTAGTAAATTGTTTTTAAAATATAAACTTGATACTAAAACAGTTATTGAAGCTGAACATAAAGCTAGAACTGACCCTGAATATAAAAAAATAATTGAAAGCTATGCTTATGCTGAAAGCCAATTAATAAAAGCAAAGCTTATGTATAACAATCTTGATAGATATTTGTCTGTTAGACAAACAGAAGTAAAAAGAGATTTAACACTTGCTGGTAAGCAAGATGGATAACAAAATTCTTTAAGTATCATATGCTCCCTTAAAGATAGACCCATCAGGGAGACTTGGTGGGTCGCTAATGTTTTGTAATTTCTAATCCTGTAATATCAGTAGCTTCAGTAATTTTTTCTATTTTAAATTCATAATCAACAACTTTAACATCAGGATATTGATTGAAGTCTTTTAACAAAGATGTAAGTTTTGTTTTTTGTGGGTATGTATCAATAAATCTCAAACAAACAAAATGTCCATAAGGCTCATACATACTATGTAAATGAAATTCTACTTCTATAATTACTGCATCTATGTCCATTCATATCTATACTATTTCTTTCTCATTATGTCTGCACCTTTAAGACCATAAATTGCAGATACAACTCCAATGAATATAGCTTGATACCAATAAGGAAGATTTTTAAAGTATTCAAAGAATAAAT